AGGCATTACAACCACTCTACATCCTTACCGGTAAACACATAAAAAGTCATTCCTGTTTCATGGTTTTTGAATGCGACTCCCAATCCTACATAAGTTTCATCAACTCCGATACATTCCGCTATTTCGCCTGAATGTGGATGGTCACAGATAATCTTTCCGGTTCGGCCTACAAACTTTTTTTCAAAATCATCTCTACTCATTCCCATAGCTAGAGACTAGTTTTAGTATTTCACTTGCCTTGTCTTTTCCAAATCGAAACTCCATTTCGTTTTTCAATTTTTCTACTAATTCCATTTCTGAAATATTAGGAAACATGCTTTTTAGCATCCTCCTGGTCTCCATGTAATAACTGATAATACGTTTCATAGCTTGAAATTTAGTTGTTGCTTGACTGTTATACAAAGTAAATGGTTATTTTTCAGAAATGCAAAATAAAAGAAAGAAAAAAGCCGGAAATTAATCCGGCCTGCGCTAAACATGATTTAAAAATAGAATTGATATTAAAATAAAAAATCTTTTTCGCTATTGGCGTCTCTCAACTTGCGGGCCCAGTTTTTTGTATTTTGCTTGAAGTCTTTTGAAAGCATCCAATTCAAAAGTCCCAGGTTAGTTTTTACAGGTCGGCCAAAATCCTTTCCAAAATTGAAAACAATTTCTCCATCCTTTTTGATAAACTTGCCATCGTAGTCTACCATGTGATCCCCATCATTGGCAAACTCATCCAAATCTGTAATTTCATCCGGATGGTTATCGATAATTCCGGCACAAACAGCAATAGTAGCATCTACATCCGCCCCGGCGTCGTGTGCTGCATCGTCAAAATTGGAACCTGTTAAATCAGAAAATGCACTCACAAGCTTATGAGGCCGGTATTTCCGGTACATATTTTGAACGTCAATGATAACATATTTCGACAAATCAACCTCTAGTCCTGTCCTGTCAATTTCATTTTCCAAAAGTGGCAAATCAAATTTCTTGATATTGTAACCAGAAAGGGCACACCCATCAATAAACTTTAAAATGTCATCGCAAATAGCATCGAATTTAGGAGCGTTTATCTCCTTGAGTTTTTCAACAGAAATACCGTGTACCTCCTGTGCTTCTTGCTTAATCTCAATATCAGGCATGCAGTATTCCAAAAACCTTGTTACTCCATTACTGTCAACTTTATGCAAGGCAATTTGAATAATTTGGTCATGGTCAACATCCAACCCCGTACTTTCAATGTCGAAAAATACAATAGGTTTTTTGTAAAACTCAGCAATTTTAATCGCTGATTCGTTTGAAATTTTAGTTAAATCCATAATATTTAGTTTTGATTAATAGCCCCTGGGTGTAAAGCTTATTGCCTTTTCATTCATAACAATGTACCGGCGGTTGTCTATCTCTACATAGTCCATGTTATCAGTATTCTTAAGCTGATAATAAAGGCCCTGTATAGATAATTCAATACCTTTATTTTCCTTCAACCAATCAATGTATTGATACGGAGTTAAGATATCTTTTACCGCTATTTTTGTGTTTTTTCTAATTTTACCCATTGTTATTTTGATTTTTTAATAAACGGTTTTTAAAGTAGTAATAATCATTGACGTGTGCGGTTTTTATTTTAGCAAATTTAATGAAGTCATCTGATATAATCACATCAAAGCCCCTATGATAAACTTTCTGCTCTATCCTATCCCAAACCATAGGAAATATAAACCTGGGGATTGAATCAAACCTAATCCAAACATTGAAAGGTAGTTTATCAAAATATTTTTTGCTATTAAAAATCATTACATCCATTTTCTACGACGGTCTTTCGATTCTTCGCCTTCGCCCAAAATAATTACATTGCACATCTGTATTATTCTGCTGAGTGTACGCTCTCCATATCTTTGCTGAATCATTTCAGAACTTAGATTAGTAGATAAATGGGTTTTAACCCCGTGCCTAACCCACATTAAATTCCTATTTTCGATAACCCTTTCCATGGGTTCGACCATAACTCCGTAATCGCTTTTCTTTTCCTCAGATCCCAAATCGTCAAAATAAATATGATTTAAGCCACTTTCTTTTCTGTAGACATTCCTAGTGTCAGTAATTATCTTTGAATTGAAATTTGCCCACTCATTTTGAATCTGTGAGCATAAATAAAACTTAAACCAATCCCTGCCGGTTCCAAATTTTGATAAAATATCGAAAAGGAAAGATTTTCCAGAACCAACATTCCCAACTATCATTAATCCTTTCTTTTTGTTCCTATTGTGGGTTTCAAAGTCATTTTGACTGCCAAAAAAATAAGCAAAGAACGAATTCAAAGCGTCGTAGTTCTCATTATCGATAACAAAAACCTTTCGCTCTTTAGTCAGTAGCCTATCAGCAACATAGCAAAACTCAGCAATTTGTTTAGGCGAAACCATCTGCTGAATAGTTTTGTCTCTTTGCCTTCGTATTTCCTGAATTTTTTCCTGAATTGGTTCCATTTGGCTTATCATTTGATTTTATTTCCATCAGAATCGCGTCTCTTTGCTTTCGTAGATTCTCAGTGCTTCTAATTATTTTCCTCCAAAAAGGCCGGCATGTACTTAAGAATTTATGCATTTCTCGTAAATCCTCAAGTGTAGCCTCTTTATTTTTTAGCATTATTCTCACCGGGTCTACCCAGTTTCCATATTTAGCTTTGTCGATAGTTGTTGGTGATATTCCCAAATCTACTTGATTTTTCCTAAACAACTCCCAGAATTTAAAAGCTATTTCAAAAAATTGTTTCTCATCAGGTGGTACGTCGGAAATTTTAATTTTCGACAAAAGAGATTTTTTAAAATCGGGTTTGTCTGTTTTTTCCTTTCCCCCCTTAAACCCCCCTTTACTCTGTTTACTATTTACTATATCACTATCACTATCACTAACACTAACACTATCACTAACACTAACAGCGACGTTTGCGACCTCTTGCGACCGTTTGCGACCGTTTGCGATGCTTAGCGACGCACAGCGATGTTTTTCGTCGCTAACTGTCGCTAAGCGATTAATTTCGTCGCTATGCGATGACTTGCGACCCTTTGCGATTTCTTCGGCTTCATCCAATGTAATTTCTTGACTAATAGTTTTTTTGAATAAATCGTTATGCCATCTTTTTAAATTTCCTAACCTTCCGCTATTCTTTCTCTCCTCTATTCTGGTTTCGTATTTCCTAAGGTCCCTTTTTAGGGATTGCTTAATTGGTTCAAAAGCAATTTTGATTAAAGAGTTTTCAGGCACTGGATTTTCATCGTTCACATACGAAAGGATGTGTTTAAATAATTTTCCAGCCTCTTCATCTGAAAGCTGACTAACCGTATGAATTAAATCTTTGTATAAAACGAAACTATTTTTACCTTGTGCCATAATTTCAATTTTCTTGTAATGATTTACAACTACTTCCTTTTGTATGTTATGAAATCAATCAGACCATTTAGTTCGCAAAAATGGATAAAATGTTCAATCCAGTTTTTAACATCACTTTCCATATCTTCGTAAGGATATAGACTAAATTTAGTATGATTAATACTCATTAACTTACCGCTTTCTTGGTTAATTATATACTGAAAATAGTTGTAATAAAATATTCTTGCTTGAGTTGCTAAAACGTAAATTTTCCACTGCAAAGAATTTTCAAAATAACTTACCTTTAAAGGTCGTTCGCTGGTCTTGTGGTCCGTGGCAGATACTCCACTCATTTCATCAATCTTCATTCTTAAAAGTACTTGCTGACTGCCAACTTTAACCACTTTATGTACCGGAACTTCATTAACAGAGGGTTGTTTTTTATCGATGTAGGCTATGACGGTTTTTAACTCTTCTTTTGTAAAAACAAATGGAGTATCACTGTCCTTTATTCTTACCGTAAAAACATCGGTTGCAGGATTGTAAAATTTATCATAACCCTTTTCAAGTATAAGATGTATAGCAGTTCCCAAATTAGCTTTAAAAGAGGTTCTCCGAACCCCTTTTATGCTATCAATAACCATTTGTTCAGTGAAATATTCATTCATTTCACCTGTTATATACTTCCTGAACAATTCTAATTTAGTAGGGCTAAGAGCTAACATTATTTTTTGTTTTTTGGTGGTCTGCCTGGTTTCTTTTTTGTTTTTGTTTCAGCCTCTTTTTTCTTTTGGCCTTCATCCTCAAAATCAAGTTCCTCTTGTGATTTGACTTCTGGACTATCTTTAGCGCTTTCCTCAGTCTCCTTTTTAGGCTGTGTTTCTTCTTTTTTATTAAGAGAAACTACCTTCATTTGTTCTTTGTCGTACTTCCAGTTCTTTTCTTTTAAAACACTGGCAATTTTTGACTTTATAGCGCTCTTTAGGTCCGCTCTGATTCCTTGAATAAATACAAAAAATCTATCAAGCTCTTGAGTCTTAGTAATACCATCGATATAATCAAAGGCAATCTTTAAAAAGTGGTCGTTGAATACTTTTTCAACTTGTACTTTATAGGTAATAGAAAGGCCATTGGTCAAATCGTCTTCAATCATCATTAGCTCTTCGAGTGACTTTTGTTCCTTAATAATAGAACTAAGTTCCTCTACTTTATTAATAGCCTCTTCCATTTCCTTTGTTCGGGAGTTCATTTTGTCCTTGCACGACTTAATTAAATCGGCCATATAGTTATCAAAGCGCTCATCTGAATAATGAGGAACAACCATTTTCTTAAACTCAGCTGAATTTTTACCGTGGTGATTGTCCGTTGGATTAAAATCCAATACTCGTTCGTCATTTTCAGTATTCATGTAACCGATGAGGTCGGCCATGCTTTTAATAATATCGTAGGAGCCTCCGGTTACTTTTAGAGTTTTCTTTTTCATTCCGCTCTCCTCAATCTCAGTATCGTGAGCTATCAAAATGATGTCAATACCATTCAATTTAATTTGTCGAATGAACTTGTTGAATACATTTTTCATAGCCCCATAACCGGTAATTCCCAGGCTTCCATCTCGCTTGCCATTCTTTTTGTCAGCCCTTATAACTGCATCGGCAACATAGTCATCAAGCATAGTGCCGACAGTATCGATAATCAGCGTCTTAATGCCCATCTTTGGTAATTCTTCAACAAGGTTAAAGTTTACTACATCCTCCCAGCTTTCAACTTTAGCCGCTTTTTTTCTTTTTACAGAACGTTGCAGTCCATTGTCGAAATCTAAAAGAAAAGGGTTTTCACTCGTAAAGGAAAGGGATGTTTTACCTACTCCCGGGATGCCGTATAAAACGGTTACTATTCCTTTTACTTCTAGTGGTGTGTCGTGGTCAATAATTTGTAGTGCCATTGTTCTTTTGTTTTTTAGTTTTGTTCAAAGCTAGTATTTATTTTTCAAAAATGCAAAATATTAAAATTGAGTTTGATTATTATATTCCTGCCGTAACCATGCTATTCTTTGAGTCATAGCCTTGGCAATCTCGTTTACACTTTTCAATATATCCTCTACTTGTTTGGTGCTTACTTCGTATTGTATTTCTTGTTTATAATTATCGATTAATTGAGACTTCCCGATACTTCTGGCTATTGTTGGGCCTTGGTCTTTATTCTCGGCAATCTTTATATCTAGTAGGTTTTCATTCGTTTTCTTTAGGACTTTATAATTCGTCCTTGAATCGCTCATAATCTCATAAAGCCTATAACTTAAGGTGAGTAACTGGTCCTTAGCATCCAGAAGCTCATCAATAGAACCACCCCTGCCAAATAGATGGTACCAGGTAACTACCTCGTTTATTTTGGAATAAATATCTTCATCCTTGAGGTCATAAAGCTGGGACACTTCTATTTTGTGAAGTCTCTTTAATACCCATTGATAAAAAAGAGAATAGTTCAATTCTTTTTCGCTCTTTATGTTATGGGCCTTGCAATACTTCTCTATCAGGCTGGTTTTAAATTCAATTATTGTCATTTTCAAGTATTTTGTTTGCTATCCGCTTTCCTATTTTTGTTTCTATTTCAGTAGTACCTCCTGTAGCGTCCTTTTCCATTTGCCGGCGTTGCTCTATTATTTCATAGATATCTTCATCTATGGTGTTTTCTCCAAGGAAATAATAAGCGTTAACCGTGTTTTTAGCCCCTATCCGGTGTAATCTGTCCTCGGCCTGGCTTTGGTCTTTGTAAGTCCATCCTAGCTCTATAAAGGCAACTTTTGAGGCTGCTGTTAACGTGTGCCCTACCCCACCCCGGCGGTATGTTACTACTATAATTCGGTATTTGGAGTTTTCATCTTGGAATAGTTTCTTATTCCGTTCAACCTCATCATCTGAAACGTCCCCTGTAATTAATAGAACATCCTTAAAATTATCCTTTATAAAGTTTGCCGTATTTTTATACCAACAAAATACTACTACCTTTTCTCCGGAATTATAAACCTCATCTAAAAACTCAGAAAAGGCCCCTAATTTGCCCTTAGCTGATATTTGTTTAAGTAATCCTATCTTAACAAGTATTTCGGCCCTCATTGCACTATTAATCTTGTCAGGAGTGTAATTGTTTTCCTGCATCCATGACCGAAAAGTATTTACAGCCTTATCATAATCCCTCCTATTATCAATATCCACCTTTATTATTTGCCTAATCTTATCCGGAAGGTCTTTAGCAACCTGGTGTTTTTCCCTGCGAATAAAACATAAGGAACGGAGTTTAATATTTAACTCTTTTAAGTCTGAAGGCATTTCCTTTTTGTAATAATCATTCTTTTTGAATTTGTTATACTTACGAATGAATTTATACCGGCCTCCGAAGTCCTCAATTCTACCTATCAACTCTAAAATACTCGCCAAATCTGAAGTGCTCTTAACTATCGGGGACCCGGTCAGGGCTAATCTTATTTCTGGGCCACTCATTAAAGGTTTAATTGTCTTAAAACGTATTGTTTTATTATTGCGAACCTCATGAGCCTCATCCAAAATCACAGAATTGAAAATCTTTTCATAACCATGCATCTTAACCCTCTGCATAATCTTACCGGCATTTGGTCCGGTCCTTATTCTGGTTTCATTAATTTCTCTAGTAAAAATAGTCCTGGCTCCTTCATAGTTAGTAATGGCCACGTGTGCCAATCCATGTTCGAAGTATCGGCCAAATTGCTTTACATTATCTTTGGTTAAAATAATGGCCTTTTTATCTGAGAACTTATGCCATTCGTTCTGCCAGTTTAATCGTAATGACTTTGGACAAATAACAAGGCAAGGGAAAGAGTCAGTGCCTAAAATAGTACCTATGGCCTCCGGTGTTTTTCCTAATCCCATTTCATCGGCAATAATTACAGATTTGTTTTTTATGGAATAATCTATTCCGGAATATTGAAAAGGGTAAGGCTTGAGCTTCATGGGTAAATCTAGTTCTATATTTTCGGACCTATAACTGGCTTTCAAATTCTCACTTATATTGGCAACCATCGCCCGCCCCTTATCGGTGTACTTGAAGTTATAAGTTTCAGCAAACTTTTTAACCGCAGTTAATTGTGATAGTGGAGCCTGCCAATAGCCTTTATCTTTATTGTAGTGGGATTCTGGAATGTAATTTATTGCCTTAAAAATAAGTTTATCGTATGGGAAATAAATAACAAAGCCCTCTTTATCATAGCCTATTAACCTTTCTTTTACTAACCTGGAACTATTTTTTACATGACTAAAAGCCTTAGGTTTTTTTATCGTTGGTATTTTTGAAATATTAAACCCCAGCCTTAAAAGCTGTGTCCTGTATGGTCTGATTATTCCGTAAATTTTAAGGGCCTCCTGTTCGGTCCAAACTTCTTTATTTCGCATTTCATAGAGAAATTTAGCACTTCCGTTTATAATAGATTTATGAAGCATTCCTTTGATGAATAACTCACGGAAAGTCATTAATCCTTTTTTAAGTTCAGGATAGTTATTCATAGTCCTTAATTTGCGTAAATCCACATTCACTACATTTCTCTTTAATCTCATCCGGCTCGATGTCCCATCCTGTATATTGGTTGAAACCATTAACATTAGTATCCGACCAAACTAACTCCATAGTTCCCGATGTTTCGCATTCTGGACATTTGTCGCTTATTTCTATCATTATTCCCAGCTTTTTGAAAATTCCTTATCTGCAAAAGCTTCTGCTAATCCTGTAATTTGTTTTAATCTCAAAACTTCATCAGCGTCCATGCCTAGTTCTTTGCCTATTCTGGCATTAGTCCAATTGTGCTTTTTTAAAAGGACTACTAATTTAGCTGATAACTCTACCTGGTGAGTCCCTCTTGCTATATTGTGTCTTACCGTAGCTGATATTCTGTCCTCAATAGACTTGTTAAGCTTACTAACAGGAATATAACCATGTAAGCTATCTATGATATCTTTATTGTTTTTAGTTACGGTAGTCCTGTGAAATCCGTCTACAACTACAAATGGGTGTTTTTTTGATTTTTGTTCAGCAACTACTACAGGCATTGTTAACCCGTCCTTTTGAATAGATAATTTTAATAGTCTCATTTCGGGAGGCGCCACCTTGTTAGGGTTGTAATCATTAGCCTCTATTTCGTCTGCTTTGGCTAGTTGAACGTTAAGAGATGGATGGTTCAATCCCAGCCAGTCGTATAATTCTTGAGTTATGGCATTGTAAATACCTACCTTTTCTTTAAAATTACTTGCGTTGGCTTCAGATAGAATTTTTTTAATCATAGCGTGTTTTCGTATTTAGTAATGAGTTTAGCTTGTTTTTCCATATCTCTTTTTGTTTGAGAAAAAGAAAGGCCCTTACACCAATAATCATTTTTTAATAAGACTTTTACTATTCTTCTCCAAGTTGGAATTTTCCTTTTTGCCTCTAACTTAGCATCTCCTTTATCTGTTATAGTTACCCCTATTTCTCTCCAATGGTTTTTGTGCCATTTTAAAAATTTGTATATTTTTTCCCTATAGTGTTGTTCTAAATAAGGAGGCATTGTTTTTAAAAGGAATTTAGCATAACTTTTATAGGTATGCCCGTCTGGTAAATTAATACGGAAATTTCCAAGTGTATGAATGTCATTTTCACTATATCGATTTCCAAAATTAGCACCTTCCACTCTGTTCACTACTTTTTGCCATGTTTCAGGTTCTAAAATCTTAAACAAGTAAAGACCATTTCTTTGGTCGTCTCCGTATGGCTGGCATAGCCTTTGTTTGTGTATTGAAACCCCAGCCTTATACATTAAGTCGTAAATTTTATTATAATCCCAGTTACGCTTTCCGTTTGCCGCCCATATATCTTCAGTCCTCCAGTCATACAAAGGATAAAAGTTATATATTTCGTCGTTAGATTTTGGGTTTAACTTTGTACTCCATGCCTTACCTTTATATGGTATTTTTGTTTCACTTTTTATAGTTCTGAATCTATTTAAACTTTCATCGGAACGAATACCAACTAAACATGCAGTTTTTTTCCCTTCTGAAAACCATCTAGCAAATTCAGGTACAAACTCCTCGAATTCCATACCCAATCTAAACCAAGGGAAATAATCAAGGTTATAAATACTATCTTTAGGTAAATTTCTAACCCATGCATTTTTTTTATCAGGGTCCCAACATATCCAATGTGTTTGTATTTGAGAAACTGCATTTCTTAAATGTAAAGGTAAAGTTATCCAGTATGGTTTTATTAAGTCCATATTCATGACTCTAGTAGCATAATCAATAGTATGTTTATATTGAGCTTCAAGGTCAATGAATAATACATTAACTGGTAGTTTATTGTGTTTTCTTGCTGCTTCTATTGCGAGGTTAAGCATTACTCCGCTGTCTTTACCAAAACTAACGGATACATATATTTTCTCAAATTCTGAAAATATATAATCCATGCGCTCTACAGCAGATTGATAAACGTTCTTTTCAATATATTTTTTTGAGCCCATTTTTCTCCTATTATAGTTTTAAAATAATCCAGTAAGTCAGTTTTGCGTTCAATATTGCTATTTATTAGGTTTTCCAGTGGAACGTCACCGGTAAGATTGTAGTAGTAACATGTATTTTTTTGCCCGGTTCTATAGGTCCTATTTTCAGCTTGAACAAGTTGTCCGTAATCAAAAGTTTTATCAAAAAATATAGTGCAATTATAATCCTGTAGGTTAAGTCCATAGCTATGCTTGCCGTATTTTAATATTCTGGAATTAGGAAATTTACTTTTTAGTAAGGCTTCACTCTTATCATACTTACAAAATATTAATACGTCTTTGTGTTTGGATATAATTGATTTTACTACTTTGATTTTGCTTGATGAGCAGGAATACGATTGTTGTAATTTCTGAGTCATAGCCAGAAAGATATTATTATCCATGCTGTCCAAAGTGTCAATAGATAAAAAATAATCCTTCAATTTTCTGTAATCCTCCTTAAGCTCGTTATCTATTGTGTATTCTACTTCTATTTTCCTTTTGTTTACGGAAATATCCAAATTAGATTGAAAAACAAAATGTTCGATTAGCGAATATAGGTAGTCTATATTGTGATAGTCTTTAATTATTAAGTTTTTGTAAGCATTAGAGTTCAACTTGTTTGAAACAACGGAATATTCTACGAAGGAGTCTACAAATTCATTATAACCCATCCCTAGTATATTAGGGGATAGAAATTGCATTTGTGCCCACAAGTCCAGTAAATTTCTCGTTAAAGGTGTACCATTAAGTACAAGCTTATATTCAGCCATTTTGCCAAGTGCTATTATTCGTTGAGTCCTAATTGCATCAATATTCTTTATTTTTATAGATTCATCACAGATAATAAATGGTTTTTTAGACTTGGATATAGACTCTATTAATTGAAGATAGAGTCTATCGGAGTTGCTTAGTGACTCAATGCCTACATAATCTACATGAAAATTAAATCCGCCACATTTAGATATTTCATGTTTTATCCCTTCGTTGTCATTAGCTGAATTGATGAGTCTGTATGGAGCTAAATACAGCAAATAATCAATGTTTTTGACTAAATTAACCAAGTTATATGCAACTCTGGTCTTACCAGTACCTGGTTCCATGAACAAAGCTCCTACTTTAACCTTGTTTATTTTATTAAGTGCGCTCTTTTGTTGCGGTAATAGAGTCATTTAAAAAGGTTTTTTTGGTCTGGCTTAGGTTTATCGATTTTTTTGGGTTTGTGTGTTGTAACCTCAAAGTGAGGGCTGACTAATCCAGTCTTTTTATTATGCCAAGCAGCTCTTTTTTTAGAATATGAAATATTTTTTTTAGATAATATCCATTCACTAATCCAATAAGCGTTATCGCCAATATCACCATCCATACCGAAAAATTGACTTTTGGGGATTAGCGATTCATTCCCTGAATAGTCAACTGCTAAAAAGCATTTTTTAGAAATTGGATAAAAATTTTCCAACTTTACAGAATAGCACTTGGTTTTCATAAATTCACAGTGATCCCATTTTCAAAATATAAACCATCTGCATATTTATCAAGGTCACCAATCGCCAAATGATTAGCATAATCTTGAAGTACATCAAAGTTTATATGCCTTTTGATAAAATTAGGAAGTGAATTAATATCTAATACTCCGCATGGGTAGTATCTACTAGAAGTAAAAGAAATCCATTTGCCTGCTTTTTCCTCGGTTAGAAACAATAAAGCGGCCTTTTCCTTGTTTATGTGAACTACCTTTCTATATCCGTATCGCTGGATAAATTCTAAATTAGAAAAACCGTTTAAAAATTCTCGTGTCTTAGGGATGTTATACATAGTTGTTGCTTTTGATTCAATTACAAATCTACTGTTTATTTTTAATAAAACCAAAAAGAAAGCAATAAAAAAACTGCGCTCTAGGCAGGAAGTAAGCAACAACTAATGCCAGGTGGGAGCGCAGTATAAAAGATAGAATCACTGCAAATATAGAGCATTAATTATCGCCAATCAATTATATTTATAGATTTCTATAATTCTGGAAAGATTGATTTTCGTAAGTCGAAGATAAAAAGCCAGCCATAGACTTTTTAAGCATCTCCATATTTTTATAAGACCCTCCAAAGTTTTCCAGCCTGTTTGATAATATTATGCTTTGAATGTCTCCTACGTACTTTTCCTTTGCTCTCAATAGGAACGTTCCATCCATGTATTCTACTTTTATGCCGGCTAATCGTAAGATACCATGAACAACCCCGGAGACTACCCCTATCATAATAGTTTTTTTATGGTCCGTTTTAATAATAGACATTTCAGATATACAGAATCCAATATCATTATCACGTAGTAACTCGATTATTAACTTCGAAACCTTATCGGCGTAGTATTGTCTGTTTTCTTCCTCTGGTATTTTAAGCTTTCTAGTTCTTGGGGGCATGTGGAAGTAATCAGCAAACATAAACTCACCTTTTTTGCTCCACAATGTAAAAACTATGGTTTCGTAATCGTAAGATATAGATATAACTGTGTTTTTCATAAAATTTTCAGCAATTCCTCCCAACCATCTTTAGTGGTTGGGTAGTTTACGGTTAAATATTTAGAGGTATGTTGTTTAATGTATTAGTGCTTACCTGGGTGTAAACCTGAGTCGTTTTAATACTTGAGTGACCTGCTAATTTTTGAATTACTCTAATATCTATACCTTTATCGGTAAGGTGAGTAAAAGTCGAGTGCCTTAATAGATGAAAGTGATATTCTTCACCTATGTACTTTTTTACCAATTTATTACAAGAAGTATGGGAATACTTAAGCGAATTTTGACCATTAAAAAGATATATGGAAGGTTTATACTGTACGAAGTAATCCCGTAGGAGTTTGAGCATATTATTAGAAAGAGGTACAATTCTATCTTTTTTGCCTTTAGATTGAACTATTCTAATAACCATCCGTTTAGAATCAACATTTTTAATTTTTAAATTACATACTTCCGAAACTCTTAATCCTACAGAATAACCAAGAGACAAAATAGCCTTATGTTTCAAATTTGTTATTTCTGATATTTTACCTATCAAATAATCCTTATCAATAATTTTAGGTAAATGCTTTTCTTTGCGGGATCTCTCTGGTACACATTTATTTATTGATATAGGGTTCTGTTTATATTTCCCAAAAGCCTTTAATGCACTATATATTTGGTTTTGTTGAGATATAGAACTGTAATCGTAATTCCTTATGTATGATTCGATATCTCTTGGCATTATAAGCGAAGGAGGTTTATTTGTACTTAAAACAAATTCCTTCATATAATGAATGTAAATTTCTATAGTTCTAGGTGAGTAATTATTTAGCTTAAGAGATTTTTCTAATTTGCTAAAGCTGTCTTTTAATTGTCTATTCATT